GATACACCAGAGAAGAGAACAAGAGATCTTGAAGAGAAAGCATTGGGAATAGATGCTACTAACTGGATGAAAGAAAAATTAGAGGGTGCTATTGCAGGAGACGATGAACTATCAATCAGAACCGAACTTGTCGGTGGCATGGGTAAGTATGGTAGGCTTCTTGGTTGGCTATACATTGGCGATGCTGAGTTATCACTCAATGAACAAATGATTGACGAGGGTTATGCTTGGGAGTATGATGGTGGCACAAAGAAAAAAGACTTTGAAGAATTACGTGAGATACGTAGGTCATTTGGTACATTAAGTGAAGGATAAGAGTAGAAAAACACAAGTCATCAATCTGATAAGATTTGTTATCTTTTTTCAATTAGCAATAGTAGGAGCAACTATAGTAGGTTGCTTTATTGCTAAGTCGAATAAATGTGCAGAGGCAGACAAACAACATATTGCCAACATGATGACTGTTATAACTACTTCTACATTCGCATTATACGCAGCAGAAAAATGAAAGA